AAGGAGATTACAGCTGTCCCTTGTATAATTGTCCCCAAGATACCGAAGCCACTCTCCGGAACCGAAGCATTTAGGTGGCTTAGGGGAATGAACCAGATTTTCCTACAAGAGAAGGAGAAGGCGGTTTCTAATCAACCAGCTCCGGAAGCTCCTAAAATAGAGGGACAGACAGGAGACCCAACGAACCTAAATTACGCAATGGGGAGCGTATCAGCTTATTCCGGAACAATGGGCGGTTTTTCTGATAACTTCTCTTTCATTGGAAACGAGAATCCGATGGAGCACAGTTTCGTGTTCTTGGGTAAAGGAACCGACCAGATTAATACGCCACAGGAGAGCGAGGATGGACGCGCGAAGGCCGATGGAGGTAAAAAGACGGATATTGATAAAGAGTATGAGCGGATGATGGCGATGAGGAGCAATGACATGCCCAAACCAATCATGCGCCAGTAGTCATAAAAAACTGATGGTAAATATGTATTATATTTTAGTCGTTATTACAGCTATTTTCAAAAAAAGTATAGTTTTTTCAAATAAAAATATAGCTTTTTTTAAATATATCTGTAAAAACATTAAAGCATCAACCCTCCCTCTGATTATTTATAACTAATAACTCAATTTTAGAATTACAAGCAAATAATCAAAGCAGTTGATGGGGATGTGAATTTATAGTACAGTTCCTCTTTTAAAAATTAAAGGTCTATCTTCATTTATTATATAAACGTCGACTAATTTTTTAAAGTTTAAAACAGCATTAAAATCACGATTAATACATCCAATATCAGTATTTTTCTCTGTTAAGATTAGAACTGAATGTATTTTTTTATTCGTTAATTTATCTCGCATATTTTTAATTCGAGTATTATCTCGATTACATATACATGATGTTCTATATTCATCAAGTGTTAATATTTTAAATTTTTTATTTATTAATCTTTTAATTCCAATACAAGGGGTTGATATAAAATTTTTTTGTTGTTTTGTTATATTCCATGAACCGTATATTATTAATGGTTTTTTATCTCCAATAGTAAATTTATTTTTTATATTATTTAATAATTTTGATTCACTTCTTTGTTTATTTATATATTTTCTAAATTTAAATTTACGATGTTTTATATTATCTACATAAAATGATTTTAATTCCTCATTTATCTCATTTTTTAATTCTATATATTCAACAAATTTATCAAAATTACAAGTTTTTGAATTTAATTCTGACAATTTTTTTTCAATTTCATTTATATTTTTATCTTTTTTCATTTTTTCAAGAATATTTTGATATTTAATTCTTTCCGTTTCATGGATTCTTTGATTTTTTGTATATCTTAATTTATTTTGATTATCATCCATCATATATAATAACTGATTTTTTCCGGGATCACAATAAACAAAATTATATTCATCTTTTAATTTTTTAATTTCATCTTTATTATAATCATCTATATATTTATTGTTATCATTTTCTAATATTGAACATTCAGATTTTTTTATTTTTTTAACAAAACATATTGAAGTTCCAACCGCATCTGTTTGTATATGATAATTAAATTTATATTTTCCTTTATCTTTGAATATTTTATTATTCATATTGAAATATTTATCCCATACTTCATACTTTAAATTATTTATATCATTTAAGTATTTTAATTTATCTTTGATATCACTTAATTCAATTATTACTTTGGTATCTATATCAATATATTTTGGTATTATATCAGTTCTTAATGGTAATATTTGATATTGTTTTTTATTCATTTTTTCTAATTCAATATTCATATAAAACATTCCTTTTAAATATTGATATGGATTATGATTCAAGTTATAATAATGATTATTTTTTTCTTTTATTTTATTTTCTAATACTGGAAAAATATTTTTTATATATTTTAAATATATTTCTTTTTCTTTTTCAATTTCTTGGTTTGATAATATGTCATTTTTAAATTTACAAATATCTTTTATTAGTTTACTTATATATATTTTTGATTCTTTTTCTTTTAATTTTGATATATCTTCTTTATGTTCTTCAATTACAACTGCATTTATAAATTGTTTAAATAATGGAACAAAAATACTTTTTATTGAATTATAATAAGATGTATTCATTGAGATAGAAGCATACGATAGTATCTGTGATAAATGTTCTTTCGAAATTTTTTCAAATTTAAATGACTTATCATACAATGAAAGTAATTCATCATTATTATATTGTTTTATTCTTCCTCTTTTATTTTTAACACATATACAGTCGAAAACTTTTTTTATAAATTCTATTGTAATAATAGGAAATTCTATATTTTCATCATAACATTTAATAAAATATAACTTTATAAATTGATAAGCTCTTATAATTATTGTATTTGTTCTAATAATCGCATCATTTATATTATTTAATAATAATTCATTGTGTATTATATTTTTAAATGACGTTTTTATCGTTTTAAATAATTCAATTTCTTTATCTATATTTAACTTTTTTTCATTATCATTTTCCTGTTTCAATTTCAATGCCAAATCTTTCTTTTCATGTTTCAACTTCAATGCCAAATCTTTCTTTTCCTGTTTCAACTTCAACGCAGAATCTTTCTTTTCCTGTTTAAACTTCAATGCCAAATATTTCTTTTCCTGTTTCAACTTCAACGCAGAATCTTTCTTTTCCTGTTTCAACTTCAACGCAGAATCTTTCTTTTCCTGTTTCAACTTCAATGCCAAATATTTCTTTTCCTGTTTCAATTCCAATTCTGAATCTTTCTTTTTTACTTTATTCATAATATAATTTATAATATATTATTTTCTTTAAATCATTTTTAATTTATAATATTATAAATATTATGACGTATCAAATAGATATTATAAATATTGCAATAAAAAAATATATTGATGGATATTATATAAATCGTATATCAAAAGAATTAAATATTCATGTTCAAACCTTATATAAATGGTTAAAAATGTATCCAGATTTTATTGATGAACGAAACAAAAAATATAAAACTATACAAAAAATAAAAAAAAGAGATTTATTTAAAAATGAAATAATAAATTATGTTGAAAAAAATAATGGTTGTAGTTTAATTGATATATCAAATAATATAAATAAAAAATTATCTTTATCTTCAATTTGTAGAGTATTACAAGATAATAATATAACACACAAAAAAATAAATAATCAAATTATATTTAAAACAGAAGAAAAAATAAATGAAGAACGTATATTATTTTCAAAAAATATAAATATTGATGATATTGATAATTCAATATATATTGATGAATCATCATTTTGTTGTAATGATTTACAGAGATATGGTTATTCAATAAAAGGGAAAAAGATAAAAAGAATGAAGCATCAAAAAAATAGAGAAAGATATTCATTATTAATGGCGATATCAAATAAAAAAATAGAATCTTATAAAATAATAAAAGGTTCAATCGATTCGAATATATATTTAGATTTTTATAAAGAAAATAATAAAATATTCAAATTTAGAAAGATATATCAAGATAATGCAAGAATCCATCATGCAAAAATAGTTAAAAATTATTGTATTGAAAATAAAATAGATATATTATTTAATCCTGCATATAGCCCAGATTTTAATCCGATTGAATGTATATTTTCAAAATTAAAAACATTATATAGAAAATTAGAACATAATAATATAATTGAAGAAGTTAAATCAGTTATAAATAAAATAACTGAATCGGACTTATTAAATTGTTATAATTATACTAAAAAATTTATACAAAATTATATCTAAAAAAAATATATTATTTTTATTAGAAAAATGATTTATTTCATTATTTACAACGCGTAAAAAAATGAATAATATTATCTTATATTATAAGTTATATATTATTTTTATATTATAAATAAAATAATTTATATAAAAATATAAAAAAAGCTATATTTTTATTTGAAAAAACTATACTTTTTTTGAAAATAGCTGTAAAAAATATTATATAATTATATAAAGTATGAATTGATTGTTTTGTTACAACTATTTCATTATTATTTCGTATATTACTTTTAGTTAATATATATTGTAATTTATTTAGTTCTACTAATAAATCATATATATTTTCTAATAATTTCTTTGTTGAAATATCATAATAATTATATAATACTCTATCAACATCTAAAATATTAAATAATTCAATTATATCTTCATCAGATGGAAGATTTTCTTTTCTTATTTCAGCGGACATAATTAAAGAACATCCAGATACACTATTACAACGACTATAATTCGCATTCAGTGATGTTATAACTTTTTCCTCCCCATTTTTATCTTTAACAATACAAAATCTGATTCCATATGGTAAATATATTAGGTTTGGAAAACCTTTAAAGGTATCTAATTTTAACAATTTTATTAATAAATTTTCTAATATATTTATTTTACTATTATAATTAATTCTACATAAAATATAAATACGATAAACTAATGCCGCAAATGGATTTATAATAAATATTCTTCTTCTTGATGAAATACTACCAAATCTACCAAGAATAGTTTTACAAATATATTCATTATAACCATTTGTTTTATTAGCAAGTTGATTTCCATAAAATACAGGAACATTTTCTTGATATTGCTGACTTAAAAGTAATTTTTTTATTTTTTCTATGAACGCTAATTTATTTGGTTCCAATAATACTTTATTTATTGTATTTGGAGGACCATCCTTAAAAATTGTAGAAAGAGGTTCTGGTAATCCACCTTTTTGTTTAGTTTTCTTTGTTCTAATAGTTTTCTTTTTTTTTACTGCCATATATTATTATTTCACAAAATAATAATAGTTTAATTTATTATAAATTGCTCGCGATATTATTCTGGCCGAGACCATTGTAAGAATTGGGAGCACAAAGACCGAACTGCTTATTATAAACGCACGTGGATTCTGTTGGAATTTCCTTGTATGAGCAAGAAGCGCAACCGTTCTTCATATCATTATACTTATTATTCGTCTCCATAATGTTTAAACCATTGTGAATTAGAAACTGGCGATAAGAATAACTGTCGAAAACGCGGTTCTGAACACGAATAGTGTCATCTACATAGGAACTTGGGCGATAATCGGTAAAGGCGCGACCATCTGCCATAAGGGCTGGACAATCAAAATACTTGTTATTGGAAGTTTTATTACAACTCATTTATATATAAGCATATAAAATAATTTTGTTTTATACAAAATTATTTTTTAATTAAACCCAAAAAATAATTTTGTATAAACAAAATTATTTTTTAATTAAACCCAAAAAATAATTTTGTATAAAACAAAATTATTTTTAAATTAAAACAGAAAGCTTTTACTCTTCTATAAGTTTCCATCTCTTTTGATTCTTATACATGACAACTTTATATTTATTTCCGTCATTCT